GGGCGGCTCGCTGACGTTCGATGACTTGTCTGCTGCAACCTCGCTATTCCGCCCTGGCCCGCTGGACTCCGGACTGCTGGACGATTATGTGGCGCGAAAGCAGGGCGCGAGTATGGTCACGTTCGATCACCCCAACATGGAGAGCGCACTGAAGGAAACCTTCGGCGTCATGGTCTATCAGGAGCAGGTCATGCAGGTTGCGCGCGATCTGTCGGGTTTCACGCTGACTGAAGCCGACCACCTTCGCAAAGCAATCGGCAAGAAAGATGCGAAGAAGATGGCCGAAATGCGCGACAAGTTCGTAGAGGGCGCAGTGTCGCACTCCGGGATGGCGCGTCCGTCTGCCGAGTATCTTTTCAGCCAGATCGAGCAGTTCGCCAGCTACTCGTTCAACAAGTCGCACGCCGTCGAGTACAGCCTGATCTCTTATCAGTGCATGTGGCTCAAGCAGAACTACCCGGCGGAGTTTTATGCAGCCTGCCTGTCCGTGCTGGACGAAGACAAGCTGCCGGGGCTTGTGAAGGATGCGCTCACACATGGCATTGTGGTGCTTCCGCCTGATATCAACCATAGCTCTCAGCGCTTTGAAATCGGATTTGACACGAAGCGCGAAAAGACGGTGCTTTACACCCCGTTCAACAGAGTCAAAGGTATCAGCGAAAACACTGCGAACTATATCCTCGCAGCGCGCAACAGCGGCCCGTTCGCGGGGTTTGCGGACTTCCTGAGTAGGGTGAACAAGTCCAAGGTGAACAAACGTCACCAGGAGGCTCTGACGCAGGTTGGCGCTTTTGCAAGCGTGGAGCCGACGCAACTCGACCCGTTGCATCCGGACAGGCTCAAAGACCAGATTGCACTCATGCCGGGTCTGATCGTGGAGTCCGTCAAGGCGGACCGTGCGATCAAACTCGACAAGTTCGGGCAGGGCAAGTTGGTGGAGTTGATCAGCGAAACGAAGGCGTGCGAGAAATGCACGCTCAAGGGCGCTTCGCACCCTACGCCTAGACTTGGTCGCAAGCCGCGCTTCATGGTCGTTTTCGACGCTCCGAACAAGGGCGAAGAGAAGAAGGGCAAGTTCATGGAGGGCGACGGCTCCAGATACGTCAAGGCGGCATTGACGGAGGCCGGCATGAGCATCGGTGATGCCTACTTCACGAGTTTGGTCAAGGCATGCAAGGTGGACAAGCAACTGACCAACGAGCAGATCATCGGCTGTTCGGACTATTTGAATCGCGAGATCGATCTGATGAAGCCTCCGGTGATCCTTGCGCTCGGTTCTGCGGCAATCCGTCATCTGGTTCCGGACGCAAAGGGCAACTGGCAGGAGCTGGCTGGCAAGGTCGTTTTCAGCCCGAAGCTGGATGCGACGATCATCATGGGCTTCAATCCGATGATCATTTATCACAACCCCGAGCAGCAGGATCGACTTAATGAGATTTTCCGCAAGGTTGCGGACACGGTAAGCTAACTGGGAATCAGTCACGCGTGATGAAAATCCCGCGTGCTGATTGCTATCATATCAACGCTGTACAACACACATGGAGTTTCAAAATGGCAGAACTGTCAATGCAAGAATTGGAAACGCTGGAGCGTGAGCTTGGCGCCAAAGCTGTGCCGCTGGCGGTGCCCGAGCAGAAACCGCTCAACACCTTCATCAAGACCGAGCAGCTGAAGGCTGACCTCGCGTACAACGAGGCGACGATCGGCGAGGCGACGATGCAGCAGGCATCGCTCTTTGCGCATTACGCAAGCCTGGCCTCGCGTGCCTCGCACCAGTACGACACGTCCAAGAACGCGATGGAGCTGACCGAAGCCGTGATCGACAAGGAACTGCGCGACGCCGCTGCCGCAACCGGTCAGAAGCTGACCGAGGCTGCGATCTCGAAAGCGGTCGTGCTCGATGCACGGTATCAAGATGCGCAGAAGCGCGTCACCAATGCCAAGCTGATCATGAGCTTGTGCGAGCAGGCGCGCGAAGCGTTCCGGCAGCGCATGTTCATGCTGATTCAGGCCGGCAAAGATCAAATGGTGGAGCGTCAGGGTGAGCTTCGCCAGATGGAACTCGACAAGCGCCGTGATGCTCTGGTGCGCGAAATGGCGAGTACGTGAGGGGATAAATTCCCCTCCAAAATCAGTCACGGCTTAGCTATAATGTAGCGCTTGCAAAAGCAAAACAGCAAAGCTCAAAACCGTAAAACAGAAACCGTAACAAGGAAAAATCATGAACTTCGAAGACCTCCTGAAAAAGCGCCGTCAAGAACTCAACGAGAAGAACCGCCCCAAGCCCGAGAAGCTGCGCGACGGTCGCAATCGTTACCGTCTGCTGCCTGGCTGGCGCAAGAACGGTGATCCGACCTTCGACCATGCGTTCGGCCAGCACTACATCAAGGACGCCACCGGCACGATCGCCGCCGTCTACATCTGCACTTCGCACACCTTCGGCCAGACGTGCCAGGTCTGCGACGCTATCCGCGCCGGCTTCCGCTCCAACCCGGATTCGGCGACCGAAGAGCTGCTGAAAGAGGCCGGTGCCTCCAAGCAGATTTTGGTCAACATGCTCCATCGCGACGGCAAGGAGCCGAACAAGCCGATGGTGTTCGCGATGCCGGCTTCGGTCTACGAAGATGTGTTCAAGATCATCGAGCAGTATTGGCAGGACGGCATCTACGCGCTCGATCTCGAGCAGGGTGTTGATCTGATCATCGAGCGCACCGGCTCCGGCATCGGCACGCGCTACTCGGTGATGGTTGCGCCCAAGTCCTCGCCGGTCAGCAAGGATGTGATGGAGCGTGTGACCGATCTGGACGAGTACGTCAAGCAGGAATCCGACCAGGGTCTTGCGAAGGCGCTCGCTGCGATGTCGAACGTGCGCGGGCTTCTTGCTGCTCCTGCTGCTGCTGCGCCTGCCAGCTACGGCACCGTTCCTTCGGCCCCTGCAATCGGCTACGCGGCCTCTGCGGCTCCTGCTGCCGCCGTTCCGCAGCGTATGGTCGATCCGGAAGTGATGGCCGCTGCGGAAGTGATCGAAGCTGCGCCTGCGGCTCCGAAGCGCGCTGAAGAGTTCAGCGCCGACGATCTGGACGCTCTGCTCGACGGCATCTGATTTACCTCCTGTAGTGTGGGTGCCCTTCGGGGCACCCTATTTTTCCTCTGGAGGTTTCATGAGCGAAATCTGGAAAGACGTTGTTGGTTTCGAGGGCTTCTACGAAGTTTCAAATGAAGGGCGAATTCGCAGCATCCCTCGTTTGGACTCGCGGAAGCATCCGCGAGGCGGGCATCTGATGAAGTTCCAAGTTTCCAAGCAAGGTTATTTGGTCGTCCACTTGAGAAAGGACGGTCTGTCTCGTCTTCGCAAGGTTCATCATCTTGTTCTTGAAGCCTTTGTTGGCGAGCGCCCGTCTTCGAAGCATCACGGCTGTCACAACGATGGCAACAAGATCAACAACACCTTAAGTAACTTGAGGTGGGGCACGCCTTCCGAGAACAACATGGACAAGGCCCTTCACGGAACGCTGGCAAGAGGCGAGAAAAACGGAGGTGGCGGAAAACTGACTGAAGAACAAGTTAAGGAAATCAAGGTGAGAGTTTTGGCGGAAACGCAGGTCGACTTGGCTCGCGAGTTTGGCGTTTCTCAAGGCTTGATAGGTCACATCAAAAACGGTCGAGCCTGGAGGCACGTATGAGTTACAAGCCGGGTGTTGTGCTTGTAGATGCTAATTCGTTGGGATACCACCATCACAACGGCGCAAGACTGCGCGCAGGCGGCAAGGAAACGCAGGCGATCTTCGGCTTCATGCGCTCGTTGTCCGACTACGTCAATCGCTACCCGCGTCACATGGTCATTGTCTTGTGGGACGGGCACGCGCAGTGGCGCTACGACTTGCTTCCCGAGACTGCGGATCACTGCGGTTACAAGGGCGGGCGTGACGACGATCCGAAGCAGGCTGCAATGCGTCAGGCGTATCGCGAAATTCGCCCGGAGATTCAGGAGGCGTGTCGCTTGCTTGGTATCCGGCAGATTTCCTGCCCGACTGCGGAAGCTGACGATCTTGCCAGATTGTTGATCGATCAGTCCGAGAAGAAGGGCTGTCACAACGTTGTGGTGACGGGCGATGGCGACTGGTTCCAGCTGGTTTCCAATCTGACTGAGCTTTACAACATCCGGACGACCGATCGCGTTCGCCTGAGCAACTTCAAGGCACTTACCGGCTACGAGTCCCCGCGTGCGTTTGTCGAGGGCAAGTGCCTGATGGGCGACACGTCCGACAAGGTTCCGGGTGTCGGAATGATCGGCGAAGGTCG